AGCGGTATTAGATGTAGAACTGGAATATATTTAGATTTAACTAATACTACTTCTGTCACAATTGGATATACTGGCTAGGAGGTTAAATGGCTAACACTACCTCGGACACTACAACGTTCGATAAAACATTTGCTATTGATGAAATAATAGAAGATGCTTTTGAACGTATTGGATTAAATTCTGTAGCAGGTTATCAGTTAAAATCTGCAAGAAGATCTCTTAATATCTTATTTCAAGAATGGGGTAATAGAGGTATTCACTATTGGGAAATAGGAGAACTTGATCTTGATCTGATAGAAGGACAAGCTGAATATAAGTTTTTTAGATCAAGCGATGATGGCACAAGTGCTACTTCAAATCCAAACGGTGTATATGGAATGTCCGATGTCCTTGAAGCACAATTAAGATCTAATAGAACACAGACAACTCAGTCAGATTCACCAATGACAAAAGTAGATAGATCTACTTATGCAGGTTTTTCTAATAAGTTATCTAAAGGAACACCTAATCAATATTGGGTTCAAAGATTCATTGATCATGTTAGTATTAGTGTTTATCCAACACCAGACTCAACTAATGCATCTAAAGATATGCATTTCTATTACATAAAAAGAATTCAAGATGTGGGAGACTATACAAATGCATCTGATGTGCCGTTTAGATTTGTGCCTTGTATGGTTGCAGGTTTAGCATTTTATCTTGCACAAAAATATCAACCACAAATGGTTCAACAAATGAAATTATATTATGAGGATGAACTAGCAAGAGCGCTTGCAGAAGATGGTTCAGCTTCTAGTACATATATAACACCAAAAGCTTATTACCCAGGAGCATAATGCCAAAATACGCAACAGGAAAACATGCAAAAGCAATTTCTGATCGATCTGGTATGGAGTTTCCATATAAAGAAATGGTTAGAGAATGGAATGGCTCGTTTGTACATGTTTCTGAATTTGAACCAAAACAACCACAATTAGAACCAAAACCTCTTGGTGCTGATGGTGTTTCATTAAGACATGTAAGAACTGATAGAACAGAACCTGTTACAACTGTTTTGATACCAGAAAATGGTTTTCAAACTTATGCTTCAGGTTCCGGTATAATAAATGTATTTGCACCTGGACATGGTTTAACAAATGGAACAACATATTTATTTAGAGGACCACCTACACTATCACCAGGTACTGGTACACCATATAATCCAAATGGAGGTGCAGCTGGTAATCCTGTTTTTGCTTATGCAACAATTCCTAATTTTGATGGAATTACAGGAGCACAAATAGGACAAGGTTCAGGATATGCTGTTACAACAGGAAAATATATTCCTGATACAGGAGACGGAAATCCAGGGAGAGGTACAACTGATTATTTAATTTCAAATTTCTTCTTCTTTACAGTTAACTCAGATACTGCTACAACTGGTAGTGTAAAAGGAGGAGGCTACGGTTGTTCCGTTGGGCCTATAACTATCGAAGGATGATTAAAAAATTTTTAAATTGGATAAAAAATATATTTAAACCTGAAAAGCAAGATCCTCATCTTGTTTTATATGAAGAAGTAGAAGAAACTGCAAAACAAAAAAAGATACGTTTAAAACATAAAGGGGATATTAAATAATGGCTGGTTTAAGTTATAGTGATTTAGTTACAAATATTAGAAATTATACTGAAACAGATTCAAATGTTTTAACAACAGATGTTTTAGAAAATATAATTTTAAATGCACAATATAGAATTTTTAGAGATGTACCGATTGATGCTGAAAGAAAACAACAATTAGGTAATTTTGCAGCAGGTCAAGAATCAATAAATGCACCAGCAGGAGCATTATTTATAAGAGGTATACAGGTTTATGATACAAATGGATCAGCTATTACAGGAGCTAATAGATGGCTAGAGAAAAAAGATATGACTTATCTCCAAGAGTATCAAGATATTACAGGCACATCTGCTGCTCAAGGTCAACCTAAATATTATGCTATGTTCGGTGGTGCAACAGGTAATACCGATACTACATCAGGAAGAATATTTGTAGCTCCTACACCAAATACAACATACAGATTTAGAGTCCATTTTAACAAAATGCCGGATACTTTAGCCTCAGATAATACAACGAATTATATTAGTCTTAATTTTCCAAATGGCCTTTTATACTGCTGCTTGTCAGAAGCATATGGGTATTTAAAAGGTCCGATAGATATGTTGACACTATATGAAAATAAGTATAAACAAGAGATACAGAAGTTTGCTAACGAACAAGTTGGTAGAAGACGAAGAGATGACTACACTGATGGCGCTGTTCGTATACCAGTTAACTCAGCAAACCCGTAGGAGATAAATTATGGCAATAACATCGGCAATATGTTCAAGTTTCAAACAAGAACTTTTACAAGGTAAACACAATTTTGCGTCATCTGGTGGCGATACTTTTAAACTTGCATTATTTACAAGTTCTGCTTCTTTGGGTGCAGCAACAACAGATTATTCAAGTTCAAACGAAGTTACAAATACATCAGGAACAGCTTACACAGCTGGAGGTGCAACTCTTACAAGATCAGGAGTTGGTTTAACAGGAACTACAGCGTTCACAGATTTTTCAGATGTAACTTATTCATCAGCTTCTTTCACTGCAAATGGTGCAATGATTTATAATACAACTACAGGAACAGGCACAGGCACGACTGACTCTGTAGCAATTATTGCTTTTGGTGGTGACAAAACAGCAAGTAATGGAACTTTCAAAATAGAGTTTCCTGCAAACGACGCGACAGCCGCAATAATCAGACTAGCATAGGAGGTCGACCATGTCGACGACTTCAGGATGGGGCAGGTTTACCTGGGGCCAAGCTGAATGGAATGAGGACGTAACTCTTAAAACGGGTTGGGGTGCTCAACAATGGAGCGGCGATGGAGGCTGGGGAGATCTTTCAGATCAAACTGTTTCTGTTTCTTTAACCGGTATACAAATTACAGCTAGTGTCGGATCTGTAGATATTCCTGATGTTATAATTACACCATCAAGTTTTGAACTAACATTATCACAGGGCGAAGCTTTTGTTCCTGTAGTTCTTGAAGAAAGTTTATCGGCAACATTCTCAGTAGGTTCATTAACAGTAAATGATGTAACTATGGGCTTAACAGGTCAAGAAATTACATCTGTGTTAGGCACACCAGTTGTAGCTGACATAACTGTTGGAATGACAGGTTTAGATCTTACCTTATCACAAGGTACAGCTTTTGCTCCAAACGATACAGTAATTGTTTCTGGTCAAGAAATGACTTTATCGCAGGGTACTGCAACTGGAACATCTTCACAAGAAGCATCATTAACAGGTATTGAAGCAACATTTACTTTAGGTTCTGTAACTATACCAAATGACACTGTTATTGTTTCTGGTTTGTCTATGGAAACTACTCTTGGTTCTATAGTTGGATTAGGTGGTGCTGTCGCTAATCTAACTGGTATTAGCATGACATCTAGTATAGGGTCTTTAACTGTAGAAGAAGGTTTAGGACTAACAGGAATATCATTTAGTGCTAGTTTAGGAACAATATCATTAACTGATATTACAGTAGGATTAACTGGTTTATCCGCAACAGTTGATGTTGGAGTTACCAATATATTTGCTTATGGAGATATTGACACTGGTTCTAATACGTCGTATAGTAATATTTCAACGGGTTCGAATTCTTCATATTCGGATGTTGCAACTGGATCAAATACAAGTTATAACGATGTAGCAGCGTAGGAGAATTTTTATGGCATCATCATACACACCTTTAGGTGTAGAACTTCAAGCAACCGGTGAAAATGCTGGAACTTGGGGTACAAAAACAAATACAAACTTACAGATAATTGAACAAATATCTGGTGGTTATACAACTCAAGCAGTAACTGATGGTTCAGATACAGCTCTTACTGTTAGTGATGGATCAACAGGGGCAACTCTTTCACATAGAATTATAGATTTCACAGGATCACTTACAGCATCTAGAAATGTTACAATACCTTTAGATGTACAAAACTTTTATTTTTTAAAAAATTCTACGTCTGGTTCACAGAACGTTGTATTTAAATATGCAACAGGTACAGGAACTTCTGCTACAGTTGCAAATGGTAAAACTGTAATTGCTTATGCAAAAGCAGATGATGGAACTAATCCAAATATTTCTACAATATCTTTAGCAAGTGATCTTGTTGATGATACTTCACCACAATTAGGTGGTAACTTAGATACTAATTCTTTCATGATAGACTTCGATGATGCTCACGGTATCAGAGATGAAAATGGAAACGAACAATTAATTTTTGAAACAACTGGATCTGCAGTAAACCATATTGATATTACAAACGCTGCAACAGGATCAGGACCAGAGATTGGTGCAGTTGGAGATGATTCTAATATTAATTTAGAACTAAGACCAAAAGGAACTGGTGAAGTACAAATTGGTACAGGAGCTGCAACAGCAACTCTTACTTCAAGTGGTGCATACAATTTAACTTTAGATACAAACGGAGGTACAAACTCTGGTAATATTACAATCACAGATGGTGCAAACGGAAATATCATAGCTACACCAAATGGAACAGGTCTTATTGAAATTGCTGGTGCAACAAATCCAGGTACAGTTCAGCTTAACTGTGAAAATAATACCCATGGGATTAAACTACAATCGCCCGAGCACTCAGCTAATCAGAGCTACACATTAAAATTTCCCACTGGAAATGTTACAGCAGACAGATTTTTAAAAGTAGCTAGTATTACTGGTTCCGGTACAACGGCTGTTGGTCAATTATCTTTTGGTGAAGTATCTGGCGGTACTTCATGGCAAGCAGTTAAGACTTCTGGTTTTACAGCAGTTGCAGGTGAAGGATATTTCATAAACACTACAAGTGGCGCTATTACAATGACGCTTCCAAGCTCACCTTCAATTGGTGACGAAGTTTCTTTTGTAGATTACGCAGGAACATTTGATTCAAACACAATGACTGTTGGAAGAAATTCTGAAAAGATCAACGGTGCAACTGCTGATCTAACAGTGTCAGTAGAAAGGGCAGCTAATACTTTGGTCTATACAGATGGAACTCAAGGTTGGTTGTTGAAGAATAAATAATGGCTGAATATAGAGAAATAGAAGGTGTAGCAGTTGAAAATCAATCAGGTTCAACAGGTACGAAAGAAGGTCAAGTTTATTACGACACAAGCGCAAATGAATTTAAATTAATAGGTGCTGGTGGAGTAGAAACATTAGACACATAGGATAAAAATTATGGCAAAAACATATCAATACTGTGTAGCAGAAAATTGGGGTAAAGGTTTTATCACAATCAATAATTCAATAAAAATGTCACCTAGAAATTTTCCTGGTAATGTATGGAGAATTGCAGCTAATAGTCAATATTCTAACAAATGGGTTACTGCAGTAAATGGGGTTCATAAAACTCTTGCTGAAGCACAAGCTATTGTTGATGCTGAAATTCAAGCAGCACAAGCTGCGTGGGATGCAATACCTGAAGATGATCCAAAAAAAATTGATGGGTCTCCTGATTATCAACCTAGACCAATTAATATAACATTGGAAGAATGATAAATGGCAGCTTATATAAATATACACGGACAGAAAATACAATATGTTTCATCTGACCCTGACTCACCACAAACAGGGCAAGTTTGGTATAATTCAACTTCAAATACTTTAAAATACAGAGCAGTCCAGGCATCTAACGCTTGGTCCACTGGTGGTGCTTTAAATACAGGTAGGGGAGATTTATCCGGAGCAGGAGCAAGTAGCGACTCGGGACTTGCTTTTGGAGGTGAAGCACCTAGTTCTGGTGGAGCTCAAACTGTAACAGAAAAATATAATGGATCTACTTGGACAGAAGTAGGTGATTTAAATAGTAATAGAATACTTTTTGCTGGTAATGGTATCCAAACATCTGCAATAGCTGTTGGTGGTATTTCAGGAGGATCTAAAACAGGAAAAGTTGAAACTTTTGATGGCTCTAGTTGGACAGAAACAACAGATTTAAATACTCCGAGAAGAGATTTAGCATCGTCTGGACCAGATAATACTGCTTCAGTAGCAATGGGGGGTAATGGAGATCCACCTCGTCAAGTTGGAAACGTAGAACTATGGAATGGAAGTAGTTGGACAGAAACAACAGATTTAAATACAATTAGAAGACTTCCTGGCGCTGCAGGAAGTTCTAACACTAATGCATTATGCTTTGGTGGAGAAGCACCAGCAGGAGGTAACGCTGTAACAGCAGTTACAGAAAAATGGAATGGAAGTAGTTGGACTGAGGTAAGTGATTTAAATACGGCAAGAACACAAGTAGGACAAGCTGGACCATCTAATACATCAGCTCTATGTTTTGGAGGTGCTGACCCAAGTCAAACAGCTATAACTGAAGAATGGAATGGAAGTAGTTGGACAGAAACAACAGATTTAAATGTACCAAGATCTGCTTTAGCTGGTAATGGAACTGTAACATCTGCATTAGCTTATGGTGGTCCATCAAGTTCAACAGCAACCGAAGAATGGGCAGAAGCAGGTTCAGGTATAACAAATACAATATCAACAAGTTAAAATACTATGGCTACATACAAAGAAATTATAGGAACAAATATACAAGTATTATCAAGTGATCCAGAAAATCCTTTATTAGGACAAATTTGGTATAACTCTACAAGCAATAGTTTAAAAGGAAGAGGTACTATTGCATCAACAGCTTGGTCTTCAGGTGGAAATTTAAATACAGCTAGAAAATATCAAGCAGGTGCTGGTAATAGTAATTCTGCTTCTATAACATTTGGTAACTACCCAAGAGAAGCTATTACAGAATTATATAATGGATCATCATGGACTGAAGTTGCAGATTTAAATGAAAATAAAGGTTTAATGAGTGGAACAGGAACATCTACATCCGCTATAACTGCAGGAGGAAACGCTGATCCTGGTAAATCACAAAACACAGAACTATGGAATGGAAGTACTTGGACTGAAGTGGCTAATTTACCATCTGTAATATCAAGAAATGTTTTAGGAGGAGTACAAACTTCAGCTGTATCATCAGGTGGAGAAGGTCCAGGTGGAGAAACTGCTGATGCAAACAGTTGGAATGGAAGTAGTTGGACTGAAATATCAGATATGAATCAAGCACACCAATTAAATTCTGGTTGCGGTGCTTCTAGTACAAACGCAATATCTGTTGGTGACTTTAAATTTAATCCAGAATCTCCTCCAGTTGCAGCTGTTGTAGAGTCTTGGAATGGAAGCTCTTGGACTGAAGTTTCAGATTTGAATACTGGGAGAAGTTATACAACATCGTCAGGATTTAGTAACACAGATGTTACAACATCTGGTGGAACAGCAGGAGATAATCCTGGATCAGCCTATGCTAATACAGAAATATGGAATGGTTCAAGTTGGACGGAATCAGCAGATTTGTCAACTGCTAGAGGACTATCTGGTTCAATAGGAGGCGCTTCTAATTCTGCGCTTCAAACGGGAGGAACTCCTTCTAAGTCAACAACTACAGAAGAATGGGTAAAAGCAGGAGTTGCTACTTTAACTTTTATTGACTCTTAATACTTTACAAATTAGTTAAATCTTATATATATCTTTAGAATATAAAGGATAAAGCTATGACAGAAAAAAAAGACGTAAAAGAAGTAATTCAACAAGAAGAAACTCATTTAAATAATTTATTAGAACCACAGGACCTTACCGATTTTAAAGGTATGGTAGACGAGCTTCGTGATACATGGACCAAGAAACAAATGTTTCGAACAGAAACAGAAGCTAGATTTTCTGTATTACAAGATAATAGATACCCGACTAAAGGTGCTAAATATTGGCAGTGTGTTAGAGAACAGTCTAGCTATTTAGATAATTTAATGCATCTATCTTTTGATTATAGAAGAAACAAAGCAAAGATAACTTGGTTAGAAAAAAAAATAGATAAAGAAGAAGATGAATATAAAAGAACTAAATATCAAATAGATTTAGATGAAGCTATATTTGCAAAAGCTTCTATGGAAAAAGTTGCAAGACATAGAATGAGAGAAATCAAAATGTGGTCCAAATTAAAGAAAGAATTTAATGATGGATCTTTTAATGATAAAGATGTAAATGAACATCAGCTAGAATCTTATGGATTACAGTATCATGAAAAAGCAAAAAATTTAAATGAAAATTCTTCTGAAGCTGAAGTATTTAATATAATGGGACAACTACAATCCTTACAAAGAATAAAAAAGTCTGGTGAATTAGAAAGCAGTTACAAAGAGAAAGAACAAATAACTCAACATGGAAAGCCCAAAGTTTAATTTTGTATTTTTAGGTCAATCTATTTTAAAGTATCAGGTTCCATTAGATATATTTAACTCTATTAATTATATTTATGAGTCTAACTTTTCTAATCTAGAACCTGCTAATGATCAGTTAGTAGGTAAAATAGAGAATGAACATTCTTTATTTTATCAGGGTAAAGACCAATCAAAGATGAAAAATCATAATATGTTACCAAGAGATGTAACGAATTATTTTATGGAAATGTTTAGGCATTATCTAGCTTTTAATAAAATTAGAGATTACGAAACTCATTTAAATTCTATTTGGGTTAATGAAATGAAACAACACGAATATAACCCTGCACACATTCATAGAGGTATGTTATTTACTGGTTTATCAAGTGTAATGATTTTAAAACTACCATCAACATATGGTAAAGAATATTCAGCAGGGCACATACAACAGAACGGTAGACTGCAGATATTAGGAGCAGCCAATGGTCAGTTTGCAAAGATAGACTATCAACCACCCATGGACCTTAGAGATTTTTATGTTTTTCCATATGATATGAGACACTGTGTATATCCGTTTAATGGAACAACAGAGACTAGAAGAACTCTTGCTGCAAACTGTGATGTACAGTTTGATCCAATTAAAAACAGAGGAGCATAATGATAATAACAGAACCTAAATGGAAGTCTTATATAGTAGAAACCACACGACCAATCTTTACACCTGAACAATGTAAAATGATAATTAATGCAGGACGTGCAGAGCCTAGAAATAATGCAAAAGTTGGAAATGACAAAGGTATTAAAAAAACTCACGTAGACACCAAGACTAGAACATCGCATATTAGTTGGATACCGTTTTCTAAAATGACTGACATGTACAAAGACATAGAAAGTATTATGAAAACTACAAACGGCAATCACTTTGGTTTTGATGGAATGACAATAAATGAAATGGCGCAGTATACAGAATATCCAGAAGGTGGGTTTTATGACTGGCATGTAGATAATGATGTGAACTTTACACATGAACCACCAGTTAGAAAAATATCTATGACCTGTTTATTATCTCCTGAAAATGAGTTTGAAGGAGGAGACTTAGAATTAATGTCTGAAGGTAAAGTTGCAAAAATAAAACAAGGCCAAGCAATATTTTTTGCATCGTTTATAAGACATAGAGTAAAACCAGTTACACGTGGTAGAAGACAATCACTTGTTATGTGGTTTGGAGGGACACCGTTTAAATAATGTTTAGAGAATTATTGTTTCCAACACCAATTTATATTGCAGATATAAAACACCCAACTTTAAATCAAGAGTTGGAAAGAGATATTTTAGCTTGGTATAATAAAGGTGAAGGTATAACAAGAACCAATATCCAAGGTTGGCATTCTACTACTAATATGGCTGAGTTACCCGAATATAAAAAACTAGTCGATATGTTATATGCATGTCAAAAAACAATATATGAACAAGAACATTTAGATAGTGAGCCAGTATTAGGTAATATGTGGGCTAATATAAATCCACCAGGTGGAATGAACAGAGCACATCAACATCCTAATTCATTATGGTCAGGTGTATATTATATCAAAGCACCTAAAAACTGTGGACATTTAAAAATAGATGATCCAAGATCATTAGCTGCAATGGTTAGACCTAGACAAAAAGAAGGTCTAGTGCCACCAAGACTGTTTAGAGAAACACATTACGAACCAATTGCTGGAAGATGTATTATGTTTCCATCTTGGTTAATGCACTGTGTTGATCCTAATAAATCTAATGATATAAGAATATCAGTGTCATTTAATTTTTTACAGAAAGGTATGTTTCTATGAGTTTTAAAATTAATAAATATCAAGTAATTAAAAGTGCTTTATCTTACGAGCTAGCTAACTTTGCTTTGAATTATTTATTACTTAAAAGAGATGCAACAAGATTCATGTATGAAAATAATATACACTCACATTCCTCGATCCTTGGAACATGGACCGATGAACAGATACCAAATACATTCTCTTGTTATGGTGATTTTGTAATGGATACATTACTAGTTAAGATGTTACCTGTAATGAAACAACACACAGGACTAGATTTGATACCAACTTATTCTTATACTAGAGCTTATAAAAAAGGTGATTGTTTACATCGACACAAAGATAGACCTAGTTGTGAAATATCTTGTACATTAAATCTAGGTGGCGACCCTTGGCCTATATTTATAGATGGCACAGGTGCTGATAATGTTGTTAATGAAAGACAAAATATTGTAAAACCAAACGCTCCAGCGGGGACTAAAGTCTTGCTTGAAGTAGGGGATATGTTAGTATATAGTGGCTGTGAACTTGAACATTGGCGAGAGCCTTTTGACGGGAACATTTGCGGTCAGGTATTTTTACATTATAACCATGTAAACGGCCCATTTGCTGATAAAAATAGATTTGATGGACGTCCTATGTTAGGTCTACCATCATTTGTTAAATAGTATTATAATGGAGCCATATGCTACAAAAGATAGGTTTTCAACCAGGTATTAATAAACAAATCACACCTACAGGTGCTGAAGGTCAATGGATAGATTGTGATAATGTACGTTTTAGATACGGTACACCAGAAAAAATAGGTGGCTGGAAACAGTTGGGAGATGATGCTCTTACTGGTGCAGGTAGAGGACTTCATCATTTTGTAAATAGTAAAGCTAGAAAATACGCAATTATTGGTACAAACAGAATTTTATATGCATATTCAGGTGGTGTGTTCTATGACATACACCCTATTAAATCTACAACAACGCTTTCAAATGCATTCAGCACGACCAACGGATCAAACATTGTTACTATAACATTTAGCTCTCCACACAATATTGGTGAGCAAGATATAGTATTATTAGATAATTTTAGTTCCATAACTAATTCTAATTATACAGCGGCTGATTTTGATGATAAAAAATTTATGGTAACAACAGTGCCATCAAGTACGACTATTACTATTACTATGCCAGGTAATGAATCAGGGTCTGGTGCAACAACATCAGGTGGTATTAGAGTACAACATTATTATCCTGTAGGACCAGCTGTACAAGCAAAAGGTTTTGGTTGGTCACTTGGATCTTGGGGTGGTGAAGTAGCAGGAGAACCTACTACAACTTTAACAAATGGTATTAATGATGCTGTAACAACTGGTATTATATTAGGTGATGTGTCTCAATTTCCAGATGCAGGTACAAACTTTATTAAAATAGACAATGAAGAAATTTCATATACGGGTATATCTGGTAATGAACTTACAGGTGTAACAAGAGAGGTTAGAGGAACTTCTGCTGCAGCCCATAGTGGCGGAGCAACAGTTACAAGTACAACAAACTTTGTAGCATGGGGAGAAGCAGCATCAGGTGACTTAGTATTAGAACCGGGTATGTGGTCATTAGATAACTTTGGTGATAAAGCAATTTGTTTAATACATGACAGTGCTGTATTTGAATGGAACTCTGCAGCAACAAATGCAGAAACTATTAGAGCAAGTATTATATCTGGTGCACCAACAGCATCCCGTCATATGTTAGTATCAACACCGGATAGACACTTAGTATTTTTTGGAACAGAAACAACTATTGGAGATACATCAACACAAGATGATATGTTTATTAGATTTTCAGATCAAGAGGATATAAATACTTATACACCTACGGCAACCAATACAGCTGGTACACAAAGACTGGCCGATGGATCACAGATCAGAGGAGCAATCAGAGGTCGTGATGCAATTTATGTTTGGACTGATACAGCTTTATTTACACAACGTTTTGTTGGTCAACCATTTACATTTGCATTCGCACAAGTTGGAACTAACTGTGGACTTGTTGGACAAAATGCATGTGTAGAGGTTGATGGTGCTGCATACTGGATGTCAGAGAATGGTTTTTTTAGATATGCTGGTAAACTAGAATCACTACCTTGTTTAGTGGAGGATTTTGTTTATGATAATATAAATTTAGAATCTGGTAACCAAATGGTATCAGCAGGATTAAATAATTTGTTTGGTGAAGTTATGTGGTTCTATCCAACAACAGGATCATCTGTAGTTAATAGACAGGTTACATATAATTATTTTGATTCATCACCACAAAGACCTGTATGGACTGTAGGATCACTTGCGAGAACTATGTGGGAAGACTCTGCAGTATTTGGTAATCCACATGCTTTATCTTACGAAGCAGGAACAGATACATCTTTTGATGTTGTGGGCAACACGGAAGGTAGAACAATATACTATGAGCACGAAACAGGGACTGATCAAGTTCAAGGTGGTTCAACTACTGCTATTGTTGCAAGCATTGAATCAGGTGATTTTGATATTACACAACAAAGAGCACAAAGTGGTAAACAAACTGGTGTTGCAACATTTAGAGGAGATGGTGAGTTCTTAATGAAAATTAGAAGATTTATACCAGACTTTATATCTCAAACTGGTAATACACAGATTACATTTTTATTAAGAGATTTTTCAAACGACACACAATCAGGTTCTGCTTTAGGTCCATTTACAGTCTCATCATCTACTAAAAAAGTAGATACACGTGCAAGAGCTAGAGCTATTGCACTAAAAATAGCAAATACAACAACTAGTCAAAGTTGGAAGTTAGGGACTTTTAGATTAGATATACAACCGGACGGACGTAGATAATGGCAAAAATTGTACAGGTAATAACTAGACCATCGAACGAATATGATGTACAGACTGCAGAAGCTCAAGTGAGAGATCTTGATGCGATTGTAGAAAAATTAAACTCAACGTTTCAAGAAGAATTAAAAGATGAGATTGAAGCGTTTAACTTTTTTGTAAATTAATGGCTAATCAATATAAATTTGTAGGAACAGACAATAGTACATCAGGAAGTGCTATTAATCCTTTTGGAACTGGCAACCCTTTAGTAAGTGAAACATATGTAATTAAATCTATATTAGTAACTTCAGCTGGTACACCAACAGTCACAGTTACAAACAATAGTATTACAGCTATAAAGTCAGCAGCTTTGACTGCTAATGTAACAACAGAATTACTTACTCAACCTTTGGTGGTTGAAGGCGGTGATACCCTAACTGTACTATCAAGCAATACAGATTCATTTGATGTAGCAGTTAGCTATTTAAACATTAAGAAGGAGATAACAACATAATGAAAGATATCCCAGTAATAGAACCAAAAGAGGTTATAACAACAATAACAAATATGAAAACAGGCGAAGAATATAAGGACGATAACGAATGGAAATCAAAGGGAATTCCAGAATCTGACATAAGAAAAGATGTCAGAGTTATCATGCCTAGCCTTGATTTATTTGGAGAAACAAAATAGAATAGTACAATGGCCATAACTAGAGCACAACAAGCAAGACAAATGTATAAAAAAGGTAGTAAACCTGTAGAACAAGCAGGAGTTATGAACTACATGCCATCTGAAATGGTAACTGTACCAAAGATAGCTAAGTCATCACCAGATACACCAACAGCAAAGTTAGCCTACATCACACCAGAAGAACAAGACATACTTATAGATTTAAATTTATACGGATCATTAGATGGTAAACCAAATAGAGGACCTGGAGGAATACCATCTTTAGAAGGAGATTTTGGACCTGATGGTAAAGGAAATTATTCTGAAGAAGGCACGGGCAGAGGAGTAGGACCAGGTAGTAAAGATAAAGATACATCAGCTTTTACAGATAAAGGCACTGGAAAATATGAAGTAAGCACCCGACCTGAAGACAGACAAGCTGTTATAGATTATTCTCAAGGTAAACTAGGTTTTCAAAAAGGTAAAAAACCAGGATTTTTTACAAGACCAGGATCTTTTAAACAAAAACAACAAATTTACAATATTCAACAAAGATTAAATGCAATTAATAGATATACTAATGCAAGAAAAAATAAGATTATGGCAGGTTTAAAGGAACTTAATCTTAATCCAGCATACGATGAAGAAGATGAAACATTTGCAGATTTAATATCACAAGCTCCAAGTATTACAGGAATGACAGACAAATTTAGCGATAAAACAATAGCTGATGTTTTAGCTGGTAATAGACAAATAGATTTTTTTTCTAAAATAGATCCAAATGTAGCACCAGGACTTACTACAAAAGGTTTGGTTTCAATTGCAAATTTAATAGGTCCTCCAATGGGTGGACCAGTTACAAAAGAAAAATTAGAATCTTTACTTGGTGAAATAAATACATTAGAAAATATTAACCCTGTAGATACAACGACAAAAGATTTAATGAAAGAGTTTGCACCTAATCAATATGACATGGTTTATGGAACTCCTGAAAGAGAAGGAGGGGGTGGTATACAAGATCCATGTAAAGGACCTAACCCACCTGCATATTGTTTTATAGGTCAGAGTGCAGATGAAAATCAAGAAACTGCGGTAACAAGAAATCTCGCAGGACTAACACCACGTATAGGTGGAGGTGTATTTAATTTTGATAATATGGCAGATGGTGGCATAGCAGGCATGGACAGAGAAGCATTCTTATTGGGTGGTATAGCAAAAGGATTAAAGAAAGCTGTGAGAGGTGTTAAGAAACTTGCAAAGTCACCAATAGGTAAAGCTGCAATATTAGGAGCAATTGGTTTTGGTATACCGGGAACACAGTTTAGTGGTATTTTTGGTAAAGGAGCAGGTTCTTTTTTTGGTAAAGGTAGTTTTAATCCATTAAAACAATTAGTTTCTTCAGATGGTTTTACAGGACTTGGTCCAAGTAAATTTGCACAATTTTTAGGAAAGTATGGTTTAGCAGATGTTAGTAAAATGGCTTTAACTCCTAAAGGAGCCATGGCTGGAATAGGGTTAGTATCAGCGTTAGCAGGTTTATCAGCAAAACCAAAAGATGAAGATGAATTTGATATTGATGCATATTACGCAGCAAATCAATTAAATCCATCACAAAGCATTAGAGGTATGGGCACTGAATTTGATTTTTATGGAGGTCAAAGAATGAGAGTGGCTGATGGTGGAGACGTAGAGCCAGTAGCCAAGAAGACTATGCCATTATTAGATATGAATGGCAAAGAAAAAGACTACAGAGAAACAGGTGGTTTTGTAGATATGGGTAGAATGGAAAGAGCTGACGATGTACCTGCCAGACTATCTAAGAATGAATTTGTATTTACTGCAGATGCAGTTAGAAATGCTGGTGAGGGAGATATAGACAAAGGCGCAGAAGTCATGTATAACATGATGAAAAACCTCGAATCCGGAGGTGAAGTATCAGAAGAATCGCAAGGATTAGATGGCGCTAGAGAAATGTTTCAAACATCACAAAGACTAGGAGAAGTCATATAATGGCAACAGAAACCGTAATAAATCGACCCGCACCATTTGTAGAAGATATAGGTAAAAAACTATCAGAACAAGCTTTAGGATTACAAAATGTTCCTGTTGTTACAACTGGTATAGGTGGTTTAACACAAGCAGCAGGTGAAACTGCAGAAGGTTTTAAAGCAAGACAAGATGCTGCAAGAGCATTTGAAGTAAGACAACAGAATTTATCGGGTATTGCACCGCAAGTTGCAGGACAAGATCAATTACAAAAAGATGCACAAACTTTAGCACAAGCAGGTATAGGATCTTTTCAACCGTTTTTAAATAGAGCACAAACACAAGCGACTTTAGCTTCAGGTTTAGGGACCGCGGCTCTTGGACAATTAGGTGGAGTTGGAACAGGTGCACAATCTTTTCAACAAGGTGTACAAGATTTTATGTCACCTTATCAATCACAAGTGATTGATGCAACATTAGCAGAATTTGACCGTAATAAACAAATACAAGAACAACAGATCAAAGATCAACAAACAGCTTTGGGTGCGCTCGGCAGTGGTCGAGCGGGAGTGCAACTCGCAGAGTTTGGCACAGGGGCTGCGAGAGAACGAGCGTTATTACAAGCCGGTCTCTTGCAACAAGGTTTTGGTCAAGCACAACAAGCTCGACAACAAGACATTGCAAATAGATTTGGTTTAGCACAAGCAACACAAGGTTTAGGTGCATTCCAATCTGGATTAGCTGGTCAACAAGCACAGTTCGGACAAGGTTTACAGTCATTACAAGGAACAGATATTTCACGTTTAGGTCAGTTGGGCGCACTGAACCAAGCGCAACAACAAGCTCAACTTGATGCACAAAGAGAAGCTGCAAGAATGGCTGCATTCCAACCACAAGAAGAGTTAAATAGATTTGCAGATATCACAACTGGTATTATGGGTGGAATGAGAGGATCAGGTACATCAACACAAAACATACCTAACCCTACGCCATTACAAACTGCATTAGGAATTGGATCAACAATTGCTGGTGTCTATGGTGCTTTAGGAGGCAAACCTTTCGCATAATGAATAGAACACTTAGAAGACCGATGTTTAGAATAGGTGGTGCAGCAGAAGGCATCACGTCTGGTTTAGATAGAAAACCATTAGCAAATGGAACTGATCCATATGACAGAGCCATGAAAACCACTGAAAGATTTAGAGAAGATATGGATAAATTTAGAGGTGAGCAAAGTGGGTTTATGCCAAGTGCATTACCTGGTTTTTTAACATCGTTTGGTTTAAATTTATTATCACAAACACCAAGAGGAAACATTTTTCAAACAGCAGCAACTGCAGCAAAAGAACCTTTTAAAACATTTCAAGCAGCAACTTTAGCTAATCAACAAGATGAAAGAGACAGAACAGAAGGTATGTTTGGCACGGCTCTTGCATCAGAGTATGATTTAGAAGCACAAAGAATAAAAAATAAAAACACAGACGAAAAAACTTTTGCAAAACAACAAGCAGCAAATGCTGTAACAGCTTTATATGATAATCAAATAGGAGCTATAAAAAATAAAATAGAACAATTAGATCAAGCAACTGATCCAAGCTA